CGATCCCGCTGCTGCTTGGTCAGACCACCGAACCCACGGGACAGACCGCCAACACCTACCTCATCCACATAACGCTTGATCTCAGAATTACCGATCACTCCCTTGTCACCCACAAAGCCCCGCTGACGCATGTCTGCCTGCAGGCTCTCCTTCCAGACGCCCAGCTTTCCTGCAAGCTCAGTGATAACGAGCTTGTTCTTGCCCGCTTGACTAGAAAGGCTCGCCCCAGCACGGGTATTTAGCCGGAACTGAGAGCTCAGGTACTGATTGGCGGCCTCATCAGCAAAGATGCTGACCCGACCGTTGGCTCCTCTTGGGACCGTTGCCCCATAAAGAGTCTCGACTGAACTCTGACGCCACTGGTCATAGCTCAGAGAGCCAGCATTAGCCCTTTTGTTGACCTCTCTCAGACCATATACGACGTTTGAGCCCTCGAAGTCAGCTGACCTCGTGGGTCGGAAACTGTTGGGTCCGATTCGACGCAGGTTTTCGGATGCTGCTCGGTTGACCTCGTTAATACGGTTGCCGATTGCACCGGCAGATCCAATCTGACCGGCTACACCAGCTGCACCAGCACGAACACCCGCCCGACGAGCACCAATAACCGGAAGTCGATCGAGAACACTGCCAACAGCATTGGTTGCTGCACGATCCAGTGGACGCCCGACGTTGTTCCGATAAGAAGCAAAGTTCTTATTGAAACCACGATGGGCAGCAATACCGACAATGCCCAGACCAAGCACCGCCATGATCGGCGTGCTCTTGTCGGTTAGTTCACGCTGCAGCTTGCGCTTCTTCTGCAGATCACTACCGGGTGTGAGCTTGACCGTGCCACGGATGATGGATCGACGACCGCGCTCGATGCGAGCAGGGTTCAGCGACAGCGTGCCTTGGGCAACATCCTTCGCACCACGCTGGATACCGGCAATACCAGCCAGTGGATCGTTCTTCGTTGCGTTGGTGTGCTTATCTGCGCCCTCGCCTTTTCGACGACAATCCCAAGTCGGAGGTATGCAACGACCACCGCATTTGACGTTCGGTGGTGTGCACTGCACGTTGCGGGTTTTACCCGTACCACTTCCTTTGCGGAAGTCCTCGCGGATCTCCTCGTGCTTAGGACCGGTTGCCATCAGTACGTCTCCCAAGCAGCGCGGAGGGTTTCAAGTTCGCTCTCGGGTAACACGGAGAGCCCTGCCACATTCTGCCGAGGGTATAAAGCCGCTAATCCATTCTTGGCAGCCTTCATTGAGCTAAATCCAGTCACATAAGGGCCGTCGATCAACTCACCATCAACGTCGAACCGTGCTCGGTACAGCTTGTACGACTTGGTCCGGTTAGGACCGAACACCATCAGGGCTGCCTTGTCTGAGGTATCGATGCGTTGGTTGTCGGGTCCAACGAGGTATCCAGCTTTGACGTCACCTGCCTGGTGACTTACACGAATTTTCAAGCCGCGACGCTCATACACATCGAAGGCATCGGTCTTGGTGTCTCCGGCAGGGATCGGTTCCTCTTGCTCGGTCTCTTGATCGGTCTCGGGTGGCGATTGCATCGCCTGAGCCTGAGCTTGATAGCCCATCATCTGACTCTCGAACTGAGCATCGGCACCGACAGCAAGCTGCTCGCTCACTACCTCGTTCAAGGTGGTGTCAACGCTGTACTCCGTTCCGCCAAACCTGGCTTCACGGACCTCGATTGGGTTGAGCACACCAAGGTTGATGTACGCCGAATCCACCTGCGCCATCTTCACCATCAGCTCTGCACGTTCCGTATCGGTCTCGGTGAAGACACTTGGGAAGTCCACCGACCAGTTCTGAGGCGGACGACCTCGGGTAGGTCCTTCCTTACTCAGGAGGATGTAGGTGAACATCTCCGTGATCGGAGTGCGGCAGTACACCTCCTGCCACTGCTCCACCAACGACGCCCAGACACGCTCCTCGAAGCGGCCTTCCTTACCCAGGCCGCCAGGGCTGTCGCCCATCAGGATTGAGGCAGGCCAACCCGTTGCAGCCTGCAGATCCTTGATAAACGGCTCCGTCGCACTTGCGATATTGGCCAGCGCTCGGTTGAGGAAGCTCAGGTCCTCTTCGGTGTCGACCACCATGCCGCCGTAGACGCTGCGGCTGAGGTTGTTGGCTTCCAGTCGCTTTCGGAGATCGCTCTCGTTGCCAGCAGCAATGCGCTGGAACAGACCAGGAATCTTGTGGACGAACAGATCCGAGTCCGTCGTCATGTTCTCCAGGCCGCTCATTGCGGTCTCGTACCGCTTGAACGATTCCCAGATCAGCTGCAGGACAGACTCACCCCAACCGGTGTTCCGCACTCGGATATTCCAGGGCAGGTACAGGCCGTCGAAGCGAGCCACACGGGTGGAATGGATCTTGACGTTGACGTAGCTGCCTTGCTGGTCAGGGCTGATCCGCTGACTTGACGTGATCCGGTAAAACTCGGGCTTCGAGTAGTCCGTGATCGAAAAGTCCTCGGGGATCAGCTCATGACGGCTGAGGGGGACAAATCCACGGATCGCTCGAATGCGGTTGGGATCGACGGGCTCGGATGGGTCTAGACCGTCATCGATCAGCATCACCATCCCGGCACCGCCATACAAGCGCTGAAGCTTGATGACTTCCGACAGGGCTTGGTGGAAACCACCGTTCTTGAGGTACTCCTCGAAGCTGGTGATGACGTCGTTGGCTGTGCTCTCGTCACCGCCGAGCTTGATCGTGACCTGATGCCGGAGGATCTCGTCCGAGATGGCATCCACGTAGCGACGCGGGATTCCGTTGATATACAGCGCTTCGAGCTCGGCCTCGCCCAGCAGGGCGTTGTTCCTAATAGTGGTACTAACAGTCCTGTCTTTTGCTGCGGTCCCCATCCCGCTTAATACGTTTACTAATGCTCCGTCATTCCGGTAACTATCGGAAGTTTCAGGTGACACGGGCCTAGGGACGCATTATTTAGCCAGGTTACGGCTGATTGATTCCACTGTTTAGAACATAAGTATTTGCTGATTAGAAACGAGATACACTTATTGGCCGTTCTCTGGGACTGTTAAGCAAATCGGAGACTACATAACCTGATGTAGCGGCTCGTGCGCCCATGTTCGACCATCACATCGATGGCACCGAACTCTGCTCTAAACGCACACACAAGAATCAAGTCCGAAAAACTGTAATCGACCACTGGGATGGACACTGCGCCTACTGCGGTGAACTACTAGGTCGCAGCGCCACCTTGGATCACGTCGTACCCAAAAAACGTGGTGGTCCAACCGTCATAGAAAACCTCGTCGCCTGTTGCCTCATGTGCAACTCCCAAAAAGGTCATCGCGATTGGGTCGAGTTCTTCCGTGAACAAGACTTCTGGAGCCCACTACGCGAAGGCATGATCTGGGCTTGGATCAACGACTTCAACCAGCACTTCGGCTAAATGTGCGCGAAGAAGCCTGCTGTATTAGGTAGCTCAGGAATCAGCGAACAAGCCATCGACAACGCCATCACCGTGTCGTCGTGATGCCCCGATGCAGCCTCACGGCCACCGCCCTCGAGTTGCCTAAAAGCTCGCAGCTCGTCAGCAATAATCCCGCTCGGATATACAAGCTCTTCTCGCTCGAGCAGGAACAGCACCCGATCCGTCGCCGTCACCTTGCTCGGCCTCGAGGTTGAAAACAGCTCGATCGCGTAGTTCGGCAACACTGCCTGCAGCGCTTCGGCAATCACCGAGCCCATTGCCTGTTTCTCCACGATTACCCGCTGGGGCATGTAGTCCTCGATCAGCTCCTTGACGTGCCTCAGGCTGTATTCCGTTGACCTGCCGTTCTCGCGGTACATGCCCACCACTTCGTAGGGCTTGTCCGTGATGTCTAAAACGATCGCTGTGAAGTAATCCCGGCCACCAGCGTTGGGGTCGATCCCGATCACGTACTGGCGATTCACCACGCCGCACTCGCGCCAGTGACCGCAAGCAGCCTTCAGCACCAGATCCGATGGATACACCTGTGAATCCGTAGAGCCGAAGCTCAGCTCGTACTCCTGGTTCCAGGCGCTCAGCGTCATCCGACGCGATTCCCTGGTCTTCGCCGCCCACTGCGGGTCCTTCCCGTATAGCGGGTGCTCACTGTGGTGGATCGCAACTCGGTTCCACGTGTCTCCGACGTCCTGAAGCTTCTCGTTCAGCTCCTTGATCTCGCCGCGCTCGATATACGAATACCAATCCGCAGGGGTGCCCTGGGTCCATAGAGAGCCGTACCAGTCGACCTCGGTGTCCGGGGTAGACGTCACGATCACCTTGGCTCGCTCGCCCACCATCGACAGCGTGGGCATCGCGCCTCGGTAGATCTCCTCTGCACCGTCCAAGAACGCCGCTTCGTCCAGGAACAGCACCGAACAGCTCGGGATGCCTCGAGCCGCTCTCGGGCTGGCAGGCAGGAAATACAGCGTTCCTCGGCCCTCGATCGCGATCTGCGTGTTCGAGTCCGTCAAATACTTGATCGTCTCGCCCTCGATGCTGTTCGCCATTGCCCGCACACGGCGACCAAGCTCGGAGGCGTCGCTCTGAGTCTTCGAGAAGACCACTGCCGCAAAGCCACGCTCCGTCAGCGCACGGCAGAGCAGGTAGTTACACACGGTCTCGGAGGCGCCCATCTGGCGGCTCTTGAGCACGATTGTGTTCGGGTGGTCGTTAATCGACTTGACCAGTGCTTCCTGGTACGGATACGGGTCGAATGGCGCGACCGTTCCACTGGTCCGGATCCAGGTGCGACGAGCAAACTCTGGCCATTGGTCAACGCCAGGTAATGCCGTCAGGCGGACAGAACCCTCGTAGTTCGCTGCCCTTGCTTTGCGCTTCGCTAGCTCCGCTAACAAGCGGTCGGCTCGCTTCTGTAGCTGGGAGAAGCTAGAGGTCAAAAGTCCTCCTCGGGGTTGGCCGAACGCAGTAGCTCAACGTCGTCGTTCGCACTCGGGGCTGATTCCTGCTGCAGCGCTCCGAATAGCTGGGCTTCGAGATCCGCAATCGTCCGCTCTAGGTGCTTCCTCTCTTGGAACGCTTGGGCGCCGTTGATCAACGTGCGGCTTGCTGCAATGCGATCAGATGCCCTCGCTTCTGGGTCGTTCATGATCGCGGTCAAGGTTTCGATAGCCATCGGCACCACCGTGATGCCCTGGCCACCGCCTGCATCCATCAACTCCTGTTGCAATGCGTAGACAGCTCGCTGCACCGCTGGCTTGCGTCGCCAGGCATACAAGGTGCGCTCGCTGATGTTCAATTTCCTCGCGATCTCGCGGCAGGTCTTCCCGCGAGCCAGTAAGTCAACAGCTAAACGCTCGATTTCTCTAAGACCATCAATGTCCGATGTATTACGAGCAACCATTGGTTTTTCTGACTGGTTGTGTCTGCTTATAGCTTAAGGTTTCCGATAACTACTACGGGTTATACATAGCGTTTTAGGCCTTCTTCATGCCACGTACAACGTTGGTTAATTGTGCTGCAAACTCCCAGAGAGATCGGTGGTCGTAGCGGTCAGCCCTGTCCGCTGCATACTTCTGCGCAACGTCAACCACGTAGTCCAGTACGGCAGCAATACCCGCGTCCTCGGGTGTTGCGTATCCCGTCCAACGGTGTCGTCCTATCTCGTAGATCGTTTGGATCTCTGCCTTGTCCAAGGTAGATGGGGTTACTTGGGTTGACCTCCAGGTCTGATCACCTGGGATTGGTTCTGTGCCGTACTCGTAGGTGTCGTAATCGGCTTCGTTACGAGGGTCGGTAGTCATGCGTCCTCCTCAGTAGCGGATGTCGACAAGGCGCATACCGTCGAGCGGTACGCCGAGCTCGTAGGCAGCACCTGCAGATAAATCAATCGAGTTGCACTCGCACCGATCCGTCACAGGCACCGTAAGAGCTCTCCCCTTGTGCGTTACGCGCACTCGGGTGCCGCAAGGCAGCCAGGGATGGGCTGCACTCACACCCCAGTGCTGATACGTCTGCCCGCAATACGTCGTCCGTCCGTGATACCAGCTGTCGTAAACAGTCGCTCTCACTTGCCGCGCTTCTGCGGGTGCCATAAACGCCAATCCAGCAATGATCAACAGTCGTCGCATGTTTTGAATGTCAGAAAAGAACTAGGTGGGATTACTTAGTCCCATAGCCTGC